AGTAAATAATGTAAAAAGTAGTTTACAACTAGAAACTAACAAAATTACTACATTAGTAAATGAAGGCAGTGAGGTAGATAAATTAAATGATCGTATTTGGTGTCTTGAAACAAGTGTGGAAGAAATAAACGGACTTGTAAAACAGATGTTACAAGGTATGGTTAAAAAAGAAAAATTTGTTAATTTAACAAAATAAATTAAAAAGAATAAAGAGTAATAATCCACAAACTTTAAGAAAAAAAAAGATTTTTTTTATATTTTTTAATAACATAATATGAATATAAAAAAAAATATTGAGACAAAACCTAATATAGTTAATAATAATTTAACATGTGTTATGAATAATGTTGAATTGATTGATGAAATAGATAACCTTATTCCAAAAGATTTTAATTATAATGAATATATTTTAATTAATCAGGATTTAAAAAATTGTAACGAAATACAAGCAAAAAAACATTATTTAACGCATGGAAAAAATGAAAAAAGATTTACATCTATAAACGAAATAAATAATCTTATTCCCAAAGACTTTAACTATAATGAATATATTTTAATAAATAAAAATTTAAATATTAATGACGAAATACAAGCAAAAAAACATTATTTAATATATGGTAAAAATGAAAAAAGGTTTTATTCTTTTAAACATTTGAATAATAAAAAACATAATAAACCAGATTTTAGACAAGATGCTAAAGAAGATGCTAAAGAAGATGTTAAAGAAGATGTTAAACAATATGTTAAAGAAGATGTTAAACAAGATGCTAAAGAATATGATAAACAACATGTTAAACAAAATGATAATTCTATGATTGATTATCATAATTTTGATTGGAAATCTTATTTATTTTTAAATGAAAGTTTAAAAGATAATAAATTATTAACTGATCATAGTTCTTGTTATCATCATTATGTAAATTATGGATTTAATAAAAATAATAATTATTACAAAATAAATTATGATAATTTTGATTGGGAATTATACTTATATAATAATGATGATTTATCTGAAATAGGAATTAACAGTAAAGAAAAAGTATGGGAACATTGGAACTCCATCGGATTTAAACAAACATCTAACAATAAAAAAAACATCTTTTTTAATAATCGGTTTATTTTAAATACTTATTTGGATTTATTAGATGAGTTTATGAAACTTTATAATGTTACAAAACATCAAGTTTTAAGCAATCCAAAAATTGAATTCAGATATTTTTGTTTTAAATATTTGGATTATATAAGAAATTTTAAAATAGATGATATTATAACAAATAGTAATTTTGAAGCTGTGTTAGTAGAATTTAGATCATTACCTCATTTGGAGTTTATTATTAGAAATAACATTTTAAAACTAGGAAAAACTTGGTCTTTTTCAATTGTTTGTGGTAATTTAAATTATGAATTTATAAAAAATATATCCAACAATATTTCTGAAAATATAAAGGTTATCAAAATAAATTATGATAATTTATTTCAATCAGAATATAGTAAATTATTAGCATCAGAATATTTTTGGAATTTATTCCATGGTGAAAAAATTTTAATTTATCAAGAAGATTCGTTAATATTTAAATCAAATATAGATGACTTTTTAGAATGCGACTATATAGGTGCTCCGTGGCCCGAATATCAAAACGATAATAAATATAAAGTAGGAAATGGAGGTCTTAGTTTAAGAAGTAAAAAATGTATGATTGATGTTATAAATAAAATTGATATTACAAAAACAGAAATAAATTCTTCAACACTAAATTACATGAAAAGTACAGGACAAAAAATAATTCCAGAAGATGTTTACTTTACAATTAATATGTTAAAATATGGAATTGGAAAAGTTGCTAATAAAAAAACTGCGTCAAATTTTTCAACAGAATTAATTTATAATGAAAATTCTTTTGGAGGACATAATTTTTGGCTTGCAAATAATAGTTGTTGGAAACATTATTTATATAAACATATTTTGTATTGTAACCCAAAACTTTTTAATATTTGTGCAATTTCAACACCTTATGGATTTAGAATGGGAGGAGGTGAAATTTATTTATTAAACATAGCAAAATATTTTATTAATTATAAAAATTGTATTATTTATTTATTTACTCATGAAAATCATGAAATATCTAAAAAAACAATTAAAGAAATTTTAAGTTCAAACTATATTAACTATTTTGTTTTTTTTGAATACAAACAAATAAGTCATTTTACAGGAAAAGTAACCTTTCATATAGATATGTCTAATTCTAAGTATCCAGTTATAAAAGGTTGTGCTAATAATACAAAACACAATTTTTTTCATTGTCAATTTCCTTTTGACACAAATAAAGATTCATGTTTTACAAACTTATGTTTTTATGAAAATATTATTCTTAATTCAGATTTTACAAAAGAAAAATACATTCAATTTACGTCAGAAAATACGATGAATAAAAAAATACACGTCATTAACCCCAGTTGTTTTAATGATTTAGAATTAAAACACTATAAAAAAGATGGTCATAAAGATAAAAATTCATTTGTGCTAATCGGAAGAATATTTGATTTTAATAATTATGCAAATAATAAAAATTTTGATATTGTTTTAAACTATTTTGAAGAATTAAATGTAAATAGTATCACTAAATTTTCTGTACATATTATTGGTGAAGTTTATTCTGAAAAAATGTTAACTAAATTAAAAAGTTATAAAATTAACAATATACAGTTTCATACTAATATTAGTAATGATGAAAAATATAAGATCATATCACAATGTCAATATGTAATTAATATGGTTGGAATAAACAGAGATATTGATGAAGAATGTTATGCCTATGAACATTTTGGAATTTCTATGATTGAAGCAATATATTTTAAATGTATTCCAATTTCTATTAATGGAGGGTATCCTCCTTATTATATTAAAGAAGGAAATGGTTATTTATTTGATAATGAAGAACAATTTTATAATATATTAAAAGAAATCATTATTGAAAATAAAATAATATCGTATAATGAAGAATATTACAATCCTATTTTAGAAAATTTTAATCATATTGCATTTAATAAAAAAATGGAATTATTATTAAATTAAATTTTTTATAAAATCAATAAAAAATTGATTAAAAATATTAGAATAAACTACTAATAAAAGGATATGAAATTAAAAGAGAAAAAAACGAAAATCAAAACGAAACTTATTATTCAAGATGAAAATAATAAAACATCTAATTTAACTTTTGATTCAAAACATTTGGAAGAGTTAGAAATTAATAAAATACATAATGAAGATTGTCTATCAGGAATGAAAAAAATTAAAAGCGAAACGGTTGATATTATTATTTGTGATCCACCGTATAATATTGGAAAAGACTTTGGGAACGAAAGTGATAAACAAAAAATGGATGAATATTTATCATGGTGTGATGATTGGATTTCTGAGTGTTTGAGAATTCTAAAACCACAAGGAACATTATATATTTATGGATTCAGTGAAACTCTTGCATTTATAAGAACACGTATATCTTGTAATGTTAAGTGGTTAGTTTGGCATTATACAAATAAAGTAACTCCATCACTTAACTTTTGGCAACGAACCCATGAAAGTATCTTATGTTGTTATAAAAATAAACCTGTATTTAATCGTGATGATGTAAGAGAACCTTATACGGAATCATTTCTGAAAAATGCTGCAGGAAAGATTAGAAAATCAACCATAGGTAGATTTAGTAATGGTGATAAAGAAACTGTATACACCGCTCATGAAGGAGGTGCTTTACCGAGAGATGTCATTAAGATTGCCGCACTTGCAGGAGGAGCAGGAAAAAAAGAACGAGTTGATCATCCTACGCAAAAACCATTAAATTTATGTGATACACTCATTAAAGCATCTTTAAATAAAAACTCTGATACTTTGTTAGTTGTTCCATTTGTAGGTTCTGGATCAGAATGTGTTTCAGCAAAAAAAAACAAAGTACATTTTATTGGTTTTGAAATAAATAATGATTATATTATTATTGCGAATGAAAGATTAGCGAATATTGATACTACTATTAATATTATTGACGATATATAAAGTTTATTTATTTTGTTAATTTTTCTAAAATATCAATATAATTATAAATAGGTTTATTACTTACTTCTACACTAGCTATAATAAATTTTTTTATTTCTTCTCTCATTTCAATATGTATCCATAATTGTGAGGACATACTGAATGTAATAGACATTTTACATCCATCAATCTCATTTGTATGCCAACCAACTTGTGTATCTTTATTTTTACCTCTTTTACCTATTGTTGGTTCCCAAGTATAAGAAGAAGGATCTAAAACTAGATAATTACTTGGGATTAACAACCAATCATAATTAATATTTTCACTATTACTTGTTTCATCTCTTACAATAAATGAATAGTAGTCAAAATTTTTTCTTTTATTGATTTCTTCTATAATTTCAATTGGATTTCCACATTTTTTTTCACTACAAACCGTAGTTAATCTATAAGAACTAATATCAATACTTTTTTTGTTGTTTGAATACTTTGCTGATTTATTACTAATTCTTCCCAAGGAACAATTGATATCCATTCCTGGTGAATGGCTTCCATCACTTTTAGAATATACTTCAATTCCTGAATACGTAAATACAAGTGCATTTATGTCTTCCCACATGGTCTCATTAATGGCAGATGAATTAATTAAATGATACCCCTTTACACATTTTTTAAAATTAATATCTATATCTATTAATTTTAAATTTTCACATTTATTTTTGAGAGTAGTCAATAAATAGCTCATTTTACTGTTTTATTTTATTTTTTTATAAAACTTGTCCAAAAAAAAATATTTTATTTCAATTTTTTTAAATTCATAGAAAATTGAAATACTATTTTTTATTTTATTTATTTTCTTTTCTTTTTTTAGTTATTTCTTATGCAGTTCAAATAATTTTTTAATACTTTGGTTTCCTTGTTTTTCATTATTTGTTTCTCTCAAATATTCATCAAATAATAATTGTTTTACTTCTTTATTTTTTAATTGTTCCAATTTATCTTCAAACTTTTCTTCTGGCGTATTTTTACGCAAAATCTCTACTTCCTTTTTAAAACTTTTAATTTTTCCTGTCTTTTTACTATCTTCCCAAATTTTCTCTAATACTAACGCAAAAACCTGTTGAACTGGCTTCATAATTTGATTGGTAATATAAAATGAATAATCTATTTTTAATTTATTTTCTATGATGTAAGTAGGTGTTTCTATTTTTTCTCCTTGCAAAGCTTTTTTATTAGATGTATTGATATATACAAATGGAATCCGGTCTCCTGAACTTGGTTTATTTCCAGGATCTCTAGCTGTAATTCTATCTGCCAAAACTTTATGAGCAATAGAATTTGGATTTTTATATCCTGAACGTAATGACTTTGTTATTATTAGTTTATCCATTGGATATTTTTCATCTACAATATTTTGTAAACATGTTTTTAAGAAGTTGGTTGCTTGTTGTATATTTTGTTCTTTCATTAATATATCAATAATCCCTCCATACACATCTTTTACAATGGGAGCATTATCACGCCTTTTCAGTACAATTCCCATTTCTTTTCGTTTACATTTATTTGGATCTGTTTCATACAACATACCCACATATCTCTTTTTAGATAATAAACAAAATGGCATGAATGTTTTTTCATATTCTAAATCATGCGGAGCTTTTAAGAAACTAGACGCTAAATGCCCTGCTTCTTGTGCCAATTCAATAGTAATTTCCAGCGCTTTTTTACCGCGAATTTGTTCTCCATCAAGTGTTTGTAAATTAAAGGTAAAGAAGACAGAATCTGTATTGTGAACAATAAAATTGCCTATTCCTGCTGCAAAATGATGATTTTCAGTAGTTAAGTCATACACATATCCTTCATAATCAAGATAATCTATTTCTTTGATTGCATTTGGATTATTTATTGGTTTTTCTATTATTTTTTTAGACTTATTTATTGTGATTGTATAAGTATACTTGTACTTATCAAAAGACAAGGAACTAGGATAGCCAATACTTGAAGCAAGCCAATAGAGATAAGAAGCATATATTTGTCTATTTTCTTCAATAAGTAAAACACCATTTTCAAACTTGCTTCCATAGGCATCACACACCCCTTCAAAGAAGGCTTTTCTTATTTTTAATGTTCCATTGAAAATTTCTTCAGGAAAAACCTTGGATTCTTTATGATACATTTTTGTATACATTTTAATAAAGTTAATGATAAAAGAATCATTGCAACACGTAGGTGAAATTTTATACTTCAGTCTAGATTTTTCTATTACTGCAATAATGGACCAATCAAAACGAATATAAACTTTTTTACATAATTCAAAATATTTTTTGACTATTTTTATAGATTCGTTGGTTACTTGCCATAACATTTTTTTTTCACATGATGATCCATGTAGAAAGAAGAAGCCCATAATTCTAGCCTCATTTTCTGAAATTCCAAATTCATCATGTTTTTTCATAACAGGTAAACTTTGATGAAGCATTTCGGTTCCTATTCTACATTCTCTGGGAGAAATTTCTTCTCCTGATTTCAATATTAGCGAATGATCATCCGTGACATCTACTAATCCAGTATGTGTTGTTATACGCATCATTTTCTTATGAGGTGCTAACTTATGACGAATCACACGATGTAATTTTGTCCATCCGTTTTCCGTCCATGTTTCTACACCAGTTAATTCACATACTTCTTTTTCTTGTTTTCCTTGTTCCAAACATGTTGTCCAATCATTATTTCCATATTTTAATGCTAATTGTTCTATTGTTAAAATATCTAATTTTTTATTTATTTTTACATAAACAGGTGTATAATTTGCAACACTGTCACCGTAAATATACTCTGCTTTTGTTAAAACAGGACCATGAGCGCTTGTGTTACAAATTTTATCGCCATAACATTCTTCAATCATTCTTTTTGCATAAGTCAAAAGCATTCTTCCTGTTGCAGTTGTACATGCTGCAATATCTTTTTCATAAAATGTACTTGTTTTTGCACCACATTGACCATATAGTGAATTGGCGGTCAACTTATAACCCAACTGTCTTTGTTCTAAGACTTGTTTCATGAATTCATCGGTTTCTTGAGGAATGAGTTTTCGTGTTGACTTTCTAGCTTTTAATAATTCTTCTAAAATAGACGGCATAATTGCTTTTCCTTCCGTTTCTAATTTTGGTTGCGCGAATCTACATATTTTGTATCCTGATTTCACTTTTTCCGCTGCAGAACTAGGAGTCTTTCTCACATATTTGTACGTATCATAAGTAATATTGACATATTCATATCCAGGTAAATCATCATAAATAAAATTTCCATCCTTGTCTTTTTCTCCCCATTCTCCATTTTCAATCAAATTACCCGCTAAATCATACTCTTTCGTCCAAACTTTGCTATCATGTGATAAATTTTCACTTATCATTGAACTAGGATACAATGAAGCATAATCTACACAAGCAACCGGATTATCCAAATACAAATCACATTTTGGTTCTAAGACAATGGCTCCTTCATAACCTTCGTCTAAGCCACCCTTTTCTATCACAGGCATTAATGTACGTTTTTCTCTACATTTTTTTGCAATGTAACTTGTGAGTTTAATTCCTTGACCTCTCATGACTAAAAAGTTAATGGGAACACTACAAATTTTGGACATTTCAATAAAACCGGTTAAAATATCGGACTTGTTAAATAAGTAGTGAACCAAGTTGCAATCTTGAATACAATATTTTGCAATTACGGAACGATCCTCGGCGGATCCATTTGTCATACGGAAAATATCTTTAGGTGTAACATCGTCTTTCGCTAAACACCAACGAATTTTTTTGCTTTGATCTGGAGTAATATTTGCTTCAATATAGAATTTTTTTTCTTTTTTGTTTACACTTGTCACGATAAACTTTGCACCATCTGCATAATAATCCACAGAATGTCCAATTTCTTCAAAGTGAACATAACTTCCTACTAATAGTCCAGTAATATTGGATGTTTTTATTTCGGTTTTTCTTTCTACTGTATCATATTCAAATCCTTTTACATAATCACCAATAAAATAACCTGCAACATAGTCTAATTTATAACTAGTTAAATTGGATTCTCTACGATAAAAGTTATATAAATCTACTTGAAGACGCCCGTTCATTTTAATAAATTTTAAATCATGTTGACCACTCGCAATATGAATACTTGTTTCTTCAATTTTATATTTTCCTGTTTCTTTATCTTTTGTTCCACAGACTTCATCTATGTTTCGTGACAATTTCAAAAAATCTTCTGTACAATTGTTTTCTTCTGCACGATAAAACATAAATTGATAATCAAACCCAAATATATTATATCCAATAACAATATCTGGATTTTCTTTTTGAATTAAATTTTTCCAAGCAAGTAATACTTCTTTCTCAGTATCATACGTTTCTACAATACTATTTTCTAAGGGTAATTTGGAGCATGAATTTAACACAACACAATGATTTTTATAAGGATCTTCATCGCCATAATTCATAAAAGTAGAACCAATAAATGTCACTTTGTCTCCTTCTAATTTTGGAAAATTAGCATTGAGTGAAATATTTATTTCATTTAATTTTCCCTCTCTTTCAAATTTAGGATCACAAAGAATATCAACAATGGTTGCTTTTTTATTTGAATAGCTCTTGATGTTATTTTTATATTCATATTCTTCATCTTCATCATTATTTGTTTTTTCAAAAAATGATTCTAAGGTTGATGCTTGATTAAATTCTTCCGTTTTTTTCAAATTTATAATTGGAGTTAATAACCATTTTTCACATAATCTTTCTACTTCTTCTTTTGAATTTGGTTTCTTGATAGGATATACAAAATCAATGGTATCCATGTTTTCATAACCAAATGCGGTGAATATAATTCGTCTTAAGATATTTTTACATAATTCATTGGTTAATTCCATTTTTAAGTTTTCAAAATATTCAATAATATTCGTTGCTAGTTTTTTATAAGATTTAATTGGAACCGGAAAGTCTCCATGACTACTACTCGCTTCAATATCAAAACTACATATTTTATAAGGTACACGTGTTTCTTTTTCATTTAATGGAACTACATTTTTATAATGAATGGTAAATTCATAATTACAAGAAGTTTTTTTATTTCCTTCTTTTAATTCAACGGTTTTCTTTTTTGGCAAAGCCACCCATCCTGAAGGGCTAATATCACGAATATGAAAATAACGTAATAAAGGTGGAATATTTGCTTCATATAACTGTGTGTTTGTATTTTTAAAATAATAACCATTTGCTAATAATGTATGACCACTATTATAGTTGCTATACCATAGATTTTTTGCTTTATTAAATGCTCCCATGTTTAAAAATTCCAGCTTTATAAATTTATGTTCTTTTCCACCATCAAAACCATATAATTTTTTTCGTTTTATGATTATACAATCAGTAACTGTATTTTCATAATACTTTCCCATTTTTTCTTTTATATGTGTAAGAAATGCATCTTTTAACTGAATTGTCCATCCATCATTCACCATCACGTAAAAGAAGGGGCGATAATTTTCAACAAGAATAGAACATGTTTCTCCTGTTTCATTCACACCAAACATTTGAATCATAAATACAGATGTATCTTTGTAAGTATTTTGTTCATCATCCGATGATTCTTGAGATGAATCTTTTGCGTTATAAAAATTAAAGTCAAAAATTCTAAAGATATGTTCCATTGATTATTTTATTTGTATTCTACTCTTTATTCACTTATTTATTCAATTTTATTTTTTTGTTTATTGGTTGGTTCTTTGGTTCTTTGGTTTTTTACACATTTTATCATTTGAAAAAGTGTAAAATATTAATTATTTTTTTCATAATATGCAGAAATTAAAAATGATATACCTATAAAAAATCCTATTGCAGATGTTGTATATTTTATTGTTTTATCACTTAACGGATTTTCTTTATTTAAAACTATTTTAGATCCAATAATATTTCCAATAATCAGTGAAAATAATAAAATAAATCCTAATTGAAAATTTATTTTTTTTGCTTTATAAAATTCATAAACAGATCCAATGGTTATAGGAAATAAATAGACAAAAAGCACGGTTCCTAAATTTGTTTTATAGTCACCTATCTTAAACAAATTGGTTATTAATAGAAAAATACTCATTGATGCAATTCCTGTAATAGAAAAAAGTATTCCTATAGTTAATCCAGTAAATATTTCTATTAACAATTCATAAATGTACAACATTATATGTATATCATTATAAAAATAAAAATAAAAACATATATTATTTTTAACTTTTTAAATAGCTAAAGAAACAAGATAATACATTGCATACATGTTTATGAATGATGAAACGATGATTGATAATATTAACAAAATATGCAGACTTTTTTGTTTAATTATGTATTTTATTTTTTTTATGAATACATTTTTTTCTTTTTTAAAATACTTTCCTTCTTTTCCACATTTTGTTTCATTGTTTCTACATAAATCTACTGAATAATAAGAAATTATATTCTTTTTATCATCCTTTCTATCATGCTTTTTATCATATATTTTACATTCGTTAAATTCCGATTCAAAATCAAAGTATATGGATGGTTTATAGTAAATACAATTCTTACAAAGAGGAATATGTATATTTTTAAATAATTTTTCACAATTAACGATTGGTAACAATAATAACCAAATAATCTTCATTAAAATAGATAGGGATTTTTATTTAATATAGTCAATGATAATTTATTATATTTTGTAAATTTAAAATATATATATTTATGTATAAAATGAAAATTTGTGTAGTAATGTTTTACGATGATAATATAGAATCTTATGGTGAAATAAATTATAAAATAAATAAATTATATTGTGAAAAATATAATTTAAAAATTATTTTATCAAAAGAAAAAAAATATAGTAACAGACATCCTGCTTGGGAAAGATTACCATTATTACTTGATAATATTTCAAATTTTGATTATTTAATTTGGATTGATGCGGATGCCTTTTTTTATAATGACGCAAATAATATTGTTGATATTATAAATAGTAATAATGATGTTAATTTTATTTTTAGTAATGATATAAACAATACAAATATAAATACTGGAATATTTATTGTTAAAAATAGTAATTATAGTATAAATTTTTTAACTAAATGGGCATATGATGAAGAATTATATACAAGTAATCCGTATCCTGTATGGTGGGATCAAGGTGTATTAATTAATATGTTTAATAATAATATATTAGATATAAAACAAAATTCTATTCAATTAGAATATGGTGTTTTACAACATTTTAATGAAAATGATAAAATAGATAATAAAACATATATTTATCATTTAGCAGGAAAATATTATGATACAAGATATAGTATATCTAAAAATTACTTTGATAAACTAATCGGTATTTAAAATGTAAAAAAGTATAAATTGTATTGTTTTATTTTCTACGATTTCGTTTTTTTGTCTTATTTCTTCCATATTTACAATGTTGTTTTTGAGAGAAACCCTTGGGTCTTCTACAATTGATACTACGTTTATATTTTTGTGACCATTTTCCACCTTTTAACCCGTATTTTACATTTGAATTATTATCCTTTGTTTTAGATTCAATCCACTCCATAAACGAATCTACTTCTCTTGATTTATTTTGAATATCACTATCTTCAAAATGTTCTACGTGGATTCCATTTTTGGATATGTGAATAATCGTTGGAAATGCAGATGGTTGTTTTATTTTATTTGAAAGTTTACCTGAAAAATTAGTATTTAAATCCGCAATAACGATATTTTTGTACTTTGGATTGTTTTTTTTATGTATCAAAATATTTTCTATTTTTTTCCATTCTGGACGTGTTTCATTACATGGTCCACAACCTTCCATATAAATTAATAAAAAAACGTCTTTTCCTGATTCTATTGCAGAGTTCAATTCACTCATTTGCGATTTCTGTTCTTCTAATTTATTGATATGTAAAAATTTCATTCTTATAATAATAAAGAGAAAATATATTATTATACTGATAATATATATTTATATAATATATATGTCATTTGGATATTTAACATTAAATACTTTTTTATTTATCATCGTATTTTTAATTGGATTATTTTTTTACGCAAAATGTAGCGATCCTAAATATGAAGAAGGATTAACAAATAACAATAATCTAGGACCAAGATGTCCTGATTTACTTATTCAAAAAGATTCCAAATTTTATCTGTATAACTCAAAAGTTGCAAGAGTACCTGGAGTTAATCCTGTAGAATTTGATAATTTAGAAGACTACACTGAATTTTTAGATTGGCAACGAAGTCAAGGAATAAGATGTCCTGTTTTATATTTACAACAAACCTTTGATGCACAAGGAAATCCTGTTTATAAAGTACGACCTAGTGTTTCTGATCCACAAGGTGGACTCCCACCTAGTATCAATATGCCTCAAGGAATTGCTAGTTCTTCAGGAGATGTAATTTTGGAAAGTACCTTAGGAACACCAAATACACCAGCTTATCCAAATCCAACACCTTTAGTAGATGCTACACGAAACGATCCACCATATAATACAAATTCTTATCCTGCTTATGATGAATCTTCGTATTATATTGGTACAACTACACCACTAGATGGAATGAATATTCAACAAGAAAAACAAACAGTTAGTCCTGACCCAATGGATCCAAATTGGGGTGGATCAGAGTATACACAGTCTTTAGTTGATAAAGGATATTATGCGGGAAATGAAGTTCAAATGAGAGTATAAAATAAAAAATAAAAAACAAATAATATAAATAGTTTTTACAATTAATATTATTTTATATATTTTATCTAATTTTTTATTTTTTCTATTTTTTTTCTAATTTTTTTATTTTTTTCTAATTTTTATCCACAAATTTCATGACATTTTCTAATGCTGCTTTTGCTTGATTGAGTTTTACTATTTTATCTAATCCTTCGGACGGTTTAGATGCATCTATGTTAAGTGTAGTTTCTAACATTAAAGCATTTATTAAATCATCCATGTTTAAAATAGTTGTTTCATAATCAGAACGGTATTTACTTACTAATAAATTATCCGTTAATTTTACGGTTTGTGATTTTATATTGGCTGCATAGGTTGCTGCATTTCCTGCAACGCCACTTAATGAAGATGATAGATTATTTCCAGAACCATCGGTTGTCATTCCTTCTTTCAAAGATAAATTACTAAATATCAAATAACCTACAAAACAAATTCCTAAAAAAATAAATAGATTTAATAATTCTTTTTTCATTTTATATTATATATATTTATTTTTTCAATAAATATTTTATAATATTTGCAGCACAAGTTTTATTAATTTTTCTGGTTTGACCTTTTACATTGGTATTACTAATATTTTTTAAACAATTTTCATCTTTTTCTAATTCTTTCAATAAATTTGGCAAGGTTTTAAATTTATCCATGATAGATAAAGCTGTAACTGAACTTATTCCAGGGATTTGACAAAGCATGATTTCCCCTATATTGTCTGGAGTAATGTTTTCTTTTTTAACTTTTTTAACTACATTTACATAATCTTTGTCACTTAGTTTGTTATTACATTCTTCAATTTCTATGCAGTCATTATTCTTTTTACAGTCACAATTTTTACAGTCATTCTTTACACAGTCATTCTTTACACAGTCATTCTTTACACAGTCATTCTTTACACAGTCATTCTTTACACAGTCATTCTTTACTTCCTCTTGATTCACTGTTTTTATTAAATTATTACTACTATTATTGTTATTGTAAAAAGCTTTTTTATTATTTCTCTCTTTACTTAATTTTATCAATGAATTACAGATAAAAATAGCGGATTCTTCCAATGAAAAGGATCTTATTACTGAAAATCCTTTGTAATAATTAAGAGAGAAAATAGCAGAATACATCGTTAATTTTTCACTCTTATTGTCCTTAAAACGATTCATTTTATTAATATCTCCTTCCACTAAATAAATAATATTATGATTATGATGATTTAATCCGTTTAATCTATAAGACTGCTCTTCATAACGCCCATCTTTGATACTTGCAAGTAAATCATTCACTGATTTTCTCTCTATCACCAATTTCATTTCTTGATTTTCTTCATCAAAAATAATAATGTCTCCAATGGGTAAAGATTCTGTTTCTATCTTAATATCTTTAAATATTGGAATCATAGAAATTAATGTATTTAGTTGCAGTAATAACTCTTTCTCTCTTACATCTAGTTGGATAATCATTTTAATAAATAATTAAATAAATTGTTATTAAATTATTTTACAGATAAATAGATAAATAGATAAATAGATATTTTATTAAAAAATAAGAAAATACGATTAACCCATATTTCCACCAATAGTGGCACGATAACCGTATTGTTGTGTTTGAATAGTTCTATTAGGAACACAAAATAGAGGCATCGTTAAAACCGAACCTTTTAACATAGGATTATTTTGAATATACCAATAACCTGAACTTGGTGCAAGTCCAGCCTTTTTATTTCCTCCACAAACATTTGTTCTATTTACAATTGACGCTTGATTGCGTGCTGCTTTTCCACCACTCATGTAAACCATTTTATATAGTATCAAAATATTTTATTTTGATTTTTAAATTATTCTAAATATTTAAATATAAACCCACAAGAACTTTTTTGTTTTTTATATAATACTGCCTTAATTCCAGTTAGTCCTATCTTTAATTTGATACTTGCTTCTTTTATTGAATCAAAATTTTCTATTAAATTCATTTGTAAATCGTATTGACTTATTTTTCTTTTATAACAAGTTATTAATCCTATTTTATGATTATGTAAATTATTTTCTGAACAAGTAACCCATTCTAAATTTTCTAACTTGTTATTTACTTTATTTCCATCTATATGATTTACAAATGGTTTATTTTCTACATTTTCTATAAATGTTAATGCAACTAATCTATGTAATGCGTATTTTTTTATGTTTACTCTCAGATAAATATATCCTGAATGATGTGGTTTATAGTCTTTCATGATAACACCTTTTTTATTTTTAAATCTTCCTAAAGATGACACATAATATCCTGATGTATCTTCATTTTCTATATTAATTTCTTTCCAAACTTCATTTTCTAAACATTCATCTTTATGTAATTCCCATTTGAATCCACATGAACTTTTATAAACTCCTCGTATGGCACAACTGATTGAACTCCTAATATTATGTAAATGATTTCCATATTCGTTTTCTAAAATCCATTGACTAGCTAATTCAATTGAGTCATATTGTTGTATTTTTGTATTTGTTTTTAGATCAATTCTCCAAACTGATAAATTTTGATTGGTTCTTTGTTTTACACCTAAACTTTTATGTATGTTATTTTCTAAAGCTGTATTCCATTCTAAATTAGTCAATTTATTATTTAAACTATTTTTATCTTTATGATTTACATGTAATTTATTTTCAATATTTGAAATAAATGTTTTAGCAACTAATCTATGAACCTGAAATGTTTTACTTATTGTATTAGATAGTCCTACAATACTATAACCTCCTTTATTGTTTTGCTTTAACATTCTACCAGTTCTTTTATTTTTTACATTTCCAAAAGAAGACACTTCGTAATTATTATATCCTTCAATAGCTTTCCATACTTCTACGTCTTCCATATATGTTAAATAAAGAAATTGTCTTTAAGTTAAAATTAAATATATATATATTGAAAATATCATATTTGTAACCAATATAAAGTTAATTTGTATAATATATATACAAACAAGATACCTATTTTGAAATGACAGACTTTACACAGAGAAATGAATTTACACAGAGAAATGAATTTACACAAAGAAATGAATTATCCCAAAGAATCATTAATCATGATGATGACATTATAAAATCTGAGGAAGGGTTAATTTTTAATCCATACAATCCTCTAAATGCAAAGATTACATTGAATGAAGTTCAATCTATTCTTTCTAAATATAACATTCCATCCAATGTAGACAACATCGCTCTTTATCAGCGTGCATTTGTACATCGTTCCTACACGAAACGTCCTAATTTTGAAAATATACAACAAAATATTACGATAGTAGAAAGACCACCTGATTGTATGCCTCTAAGCAGTAAATCCAACGAACGATTGGAATTTTTAGGCGATGGAATTCTAGAAGCCGTAACGAAATATTACTTGTATAGACGCTTTCCTAAAGAAAATGAAGGATTTATGACCGAAAAAAAAATAGCCATTGTTAAAAATGAAGCCATTGGTAAAATAGCTTATGAAATGGGATTACATAAATGGTTAGTACTTTCTAAACATGCAGAGGAAAAGAAAATTCGTACGAATTTAAAAAAACTGGGTTGTTTGTTTGAGGCGTTTATTGGAGCGCTTTTTTTAGATTGTAACAAAATGGTAGTAAAAGATGAAAATAACTGGTTTCAAAATATGTTTGTTACTGGTCCTGGTTTTCAATTAGCTCAAAAATTTATTGAAAATGTATTTGAAAAACATATTGACTGGATTGCTCTGATTCAAAATGATGACAATTATAAAAATATACTACAAGTAAAAATACAAAAAGAATTCAAAGTTACACCACATTATGTAGAGATAGAACATGATGAAGATTTGGGTTATAAAATGGGAGTATACTTATGTCTTGGACAACCTATTTTTAATTTAACTCATAGTGATTCACTTCATATTTCATTATTTAAAACTTTTAAAACCATACATAATTATGTATTGGAAAATGGAAAAATATTTTTATTTATGGGTGAAGGACAACATAAAATCAAGAGAAAAGCAGAACAAATCGCATGTAATGAAGCAATCACTTATATACGTGAAAATGGAGAATTAATAGAAGAATAATTTTATCAATACATACAATGATAAAAAGTTTTATATACAGATTATATAATCAATGAGTAATTTAGAAAAATTAAAACAAAAAATGATGATTAAACCAAAAGTTGAAGAGAGAGAAAAAGTTGCAGTGGTTATAAAAAGAGTAAATAAT